CCCCTCGCTATTAGGGGTTTTAAAAGGTTGTTATATTATTATATTATTATATATTAGTAAGAAGTCCAGTAAAGACGGGCGTTAACCTTTCAAGGTACGCTTCTCGTGTTGACTATGCAATTCATGCATTTGCCTCAAAACCTCAATGAATCCGTGAAATCAAATACATCACAGCAAAAAAATCATCTAATGTGGGGAATTAAAATGACTATCAAAGAAGCATTGAATATTATTGAAGAAGAAATTGCTTTGAATTCAAATAATCCAGAATTGTTTGCAAAATTACGTGAGAAATTGAATGCACAATTTCCATTAAAAAATACATCAGCACAAATCATCAATATCAAATCAAAGGACAAAACAAATAAATAATTATAAAGATTATTAAAATCATGGAATTAAAACGCCAGCCGCTCAATCGAGTGTGCTGGCGTTGGTGTGCCTGCCTGCCCTGCTACAGAGGCTGAAATATTCGCGACGTTGGCGTAATAACGCTGTTCAGTTTGAGTTAGGTATGCAGATGGCCTAACGCGCCGAGCCCACTCACCAGTCAACGTCGCGTGTTTTTACGTGTCTATGCAACTCATGTGCGGTGCTCATGCAATGTGTTACGTTTAATCGCTAGTGTATTGATCTGCAACAAATCGCGTGAGACACTGCTGAGTGTGGGCAATTACCACTATCACTCTAATATAGAGATAATTTAATGTCACAAATTAAAATTACAATGGAATAAACTCACTATTCATTTAACTCACATTTTGAAGCCAAACAATTTAAAATGCTTAATGGTGGTATAATGACATGGGATTATAAATAATGACATTTATTTTGATTGCAATTTTTTGTCCTACTTTTAAATAATGATAAAACAGATAATTATGACCATGACTAAATTTATAAAGGTAAACAGAGTTACTTTTAATGTAGATAAAACTATTGATACAAATCCAGAAGTAATCAATATAGCAACAATTAAATCACTTAGCTTCTTTGATGTTAAAACATCAAAGCTTACGTTTATTGATGGTGATTATATGTATATTATTGGGAATTTCTATAATCTAAGTAACTATTTCATTTCATTTTAATATTACTTTAAAGGATAGCTAAAATGACTACATTTTCCAAAATGAATAATTATTCTATTAAATCGTATATTGATATTCGTGGTACTAGAGTAGTGATTGGTTATATCAATCGTGACGCTAAAAGCGGAAATTTTATCGCCTACAGTATTTGCAATATTTCGGATACGTTTTGCAATAAAACGCAGGCTCATGAATTTTTGTTAAATACATATAATGCTGGCATTTATAAGATTAAATCAAATGAACGTGCTCGCACGAAAGAATTGCATGAATAATCTGTATTTGTTCACCAGCATAATTTCACACAAAAGGTTAGAAATATGGCTAATGAGCTAGCTTTAGTTAAACAAAAACTTAAATTCAAAGACGACTTTATTATAGATGACTTTAAGAAATTGCTTACAGCATATGATTTGATTAGGTCTGGCCGCAATGGTGATGGTATGCAGTTGTTTGAGCAAGTATTGACCGTCAATAGCGACAATTGGCGTAGCGTTACCGATTTCGGTAACAAACCCTATTGATTGACAGCAAATCGCATGAGATGATTTGCTCATCAGCAAACAACCAACTATAGGGATATATTACAATGGCTAAGAAGAATAAGGTAGAACGAATTGTAAATAATAATACGACATTAACCGCAGAGGATATTGATCTGCTTAAGGTTATTGTTGCTGAAACTAAGATCAAGGGTTTTGCATTTATTGACCCTAAGAATAGTATTGTATTATTGAATAATGAATTCGTTGAATTAAATATGGATAATCGAAACAGTATTGGCGTCGCAACGCGAGCCACAGATAAGGGAAATAATTACATTATGGTTAATCAAAATAACATTAAGACTAGTGTTGAAACTAGTGTTACTATGCCAGTTCATGCATTTACAATTGAAAAGTTCGATATGTCCGCAGTAGTTAAGAAGGAAAATAAGCGAAGGGGTCGAATTGCAAAATATCCTATTGATACTTTAGAGGTTGGTAATTATTTCTTTGTTCCTGTATCTGATAAACTCCCTGATCCGGTTAATAGTTTGGCTGGTACAATTGTTGCTGCAAATAAACGCTATAGCGTGGAAACTGGCGAAGTGCGCGCAGTATCTCGCAAGAAGCGTAATTCCGATGAAATTGAGAATAAGAATGTTCCAGTAACTCGCCAAATTCGAAAGTTTGCAGTTTATCCATATAGTCAAAACAATGTGTCAGGGGCCGCTGTTGTTCGTGAAATGTAATTAAAATTAAACTGGAATAAATACAAGCCCGGTAATTGGTCGCAGTAATGCAATCGATTATCGGGTTTATTAGTTTATGGTGAATAAATGGGTGATAAAGTTAAATTAAAACTAACACGATATGAAAGAATTATAGCTTGGCAATTATCAAAAGGTGATTTGATTTCAATTAACGATATGATTAGAAATTTATATTCTAATTTTGAAGATGGTGGTCCTAACAATGCATTATATACTGTAAAGATATTTATTTTTAAGCTATCAAAAAAACTAGAAAAAAATAAAATTAATTTATATTGTCAATTTGGTATGGGTTATTATATATGTAAAGAAGATTTAAATAGATATTTAGATCTATTAGCATGTGAAATGAAAGAAAACACATGTTACAGTAAAACATATAATAGGAGAAATAATGCTAGTTTCACATGATATGTTAAATGAATTTGTTGAGTTAAAATATATTACAAATGTAAAATCTGAATATGTTAATTCATCATCAATTGATGTTACTATTGGTAATACTGTTTTAGTTGAGGCGACGTCGAATAAAACTCGAATTATATCATTATCTAATCGTGAACCGATTAAAACATATGAAGAAAAAATCGATAATGGATTTTTATTGCATCCAGGCCAATTTATTCTTGCTCATACACAACAGCTATTCAATTTGCCAAATTGGCTAAGTGCCGAATATAAATTAAAATCCAGTATGGCTCGTATTGGTCTAGAACATTTAAATGCAGGGTGGTGTGATGCTGGTTGGAATGGTTCAGTATTAACATTAGAACTGCGCAATATGACTAAAAATCATATTATTGAATTAAAAACTGGTGATAGAATTGGTCAAATGATTTTTTGGCAACATGAACCTGTTAGTGATAATGCCTCATATGCTACACGTGGCAGATATAATAAAGATTTGAGTGTTAGTGGAATTAAACTATAAGAGGTATTTAAATGCAATATATCAAGCAGTGTTTTGAGTTAAATAATCCTAGTAGTAAGTTAGTTGCAAGATATATTACATTATGTCTATGGGTTATCGGTTCACTTTATATCATGAATATGGAATATGCAAAACCTGTTAGAGATTGGCTTACAATAACAACAACCCCTATCACTTGGGTTATTGTTATTGCGCTTCCTGTTATAGGCTATAATGCTTGGAAAGAGAATAGGAAGTTTTCATCAGTGTTTATATTTGTTTGTGCTATTGTGGGCAGTATATACACATTAACATCTAACATTAGTCGTCAATCTAATATACACGATAGCGCTATATCAAATGCTAGTTTTGCAGAAACAGATAAAATTAGATTGCGTGTATTAGTAGAAAAAGACGAAAAAATGTTAAAAGAAGCATTGGGTAAACAAACAAAAGAATGTGATAATAAACAAATATGCGAAGCAATTAAGCGTACAATTGAAGTCTATCAATCATCACTTAAAAATCATCAAAATGAATTGAATAATCTAGGTATAATTCAATTACCTAGTGCTGGTGAAGAACGCATCGTAAATTTAATTGCATTATTTGGATATGACAGAAAAGATATGTCTGCTGTTATATATAATATTATGCCTTTATTTCTTGGATTGTTTTTAGAAATAACCGCTATGGCTAGCGCTATATATGGCTTTCATGAAATGTATTTAGTTACAGAAATGACTATACCAAATACCGATATTCAAAAGAAATTTGAGCGTATTCAATTTTTTGAGCATCAATTAAAACTGCCTCTAACGACTAATATTGATAAACGAACATTAGAAAAAAACTTAGAGTTAGCTAAGCGTGAATTAGTTGAAACAATATCAAAAAAGGTAATATAATGTCATATACCATAATCGATATTCAAGCTAAACTTAAACAGTTGGATTACTATCATAATGCAGTAAATGGATTAGTAACTATCGATTATGTTAATGCTGTAATTGATTTTCAGAAATCAACTAATCTTAATCCAGATGGTATTATAGGTCCATTAACTATTGCAGCATTGTTTGACAATCGAGTTATTACCCACAATACAAATATAGATTTTAATTCACCAATTTGGTTGCGTGTAGCAAAGTCTTATATTGGAGTTGAAGAAATTACCGGTCATAATGATAATCCAATTATTATGGGATGGTGGAAACGACTTGGTATTAGTGTTGATAATAGAGATTTGCCCCCATGGTGTGCTGGTTTTGTTGGGGGTGTGCTAGAGGAATGTGGTATACGTTCATCACGCTCGGCGCTGGCACGTTCCTATGAGCACTGGGGTGCCACCCTACCAGGACCGGCGCTCGGCGCTGTAGCCTCACTGTGGCGCGGTAGCAGGGTATCGGGTTTAGGTCACGTTGTGTTTGTTGTTGGTATTTCTAAATCTGGTAAATTATTAGGTTTAGGTGGAAACCAAGGTAATTCTGTAAACATTAAACCTATTGATACCTCACGAGTTTTAGCTTACTGTTATCCTGCCAGCTATCCTAGACCGCTTATGTATAATTCTAACAATTTACCTATAATTGATATTAATGGTAATGTTAATGATAGCGAAATTTAAATATAAATATAAATATAAATAACAATAAGGAATATAATATGAATGCTGCACAATTTACCAGTATTGTTCGTCATCTTCTTACATTTGCAGGTGGTTTACTTATTAGCCGAATGAATATGAATATGGAAACTTATATGGTTCTAGCCGGTGCAATTGCCTCACTGGCCGGCATTGGTTGGTCTATGTGGGTGAAGGCGTCACCAATTCCCGATATTGTTGCTGCTGCAAATAATGTGAATAATTTTGCTGCAATTAATACCGCTGTTGATACTGAATTGAAGAATTATCCTGAACCAGCTAAATTTGAAGCAAGTTATACTAATCCGATTGTATCAATTCCATCTATTGAAACTAATCGCAAGAGTAAGAGTAAAAGTAAAACCGAAAAGGGTTAATATATGACTAAGGTTTATACCTTAGTGTTAGTGGCGCTAATCCTGATATTTTCAGGATTAGTTGCCGCTAAACACTTCATTAAATCAGGTGAAAATAAAATCAAAGTTGAAGATGCTGTCACTGTTGATAATACATTAAGAAATGTTGTTATTGATCTACAAGAACAGCAACAATTAGACATTAATGAACAAACGAGGCGTAAAGTAAATGAAGAAATCAAATTGCCTGTTGGTATCAATGATCCTACTATTGATGCTGAATGGTTGCGCGAGTTGGCAAAATCCAGAAACAGTTTTTAATGGAATGCGTAATAGTTTTGAAACAATGATTACAAAAGAACCTGAAATTAAATATATTTCAACACCTGTTAGTTTACCTGTATTTGTTCGTAATGAAGTTAAAACAGGTATTGTTCAAATTCCAAATGAAGATACAAAAGCTAAACTATTAATTGAAAAATTAAGTAAATCTGAAGTTAATAAACACAAGGCATTAAGTGTTTGTGTTAGTAATATTAACAAACACAATTTTAAATGGGAAAATATGCCTAATGTTACAAGTAAATGAATTAATAACAATATCAGGTGCTGTATTTACAGTAATAACATTTATTGTCGGTGCATTTTCTCGCGATAGAGCTATGCAACGACAATATTCAGAGGATAGAGAACGATTTAATATTGCTATTGCAACTATTCGCGAAGAATTTGTTAAAAAAGAAGAATTAAAAGAACATATTAAACGACTTGAACAAACACAAGAGCGAATTTTAAATAAACTAGATGATTTATTAAAACAACGGGCTTAATCATGAGTAATTTTGAAAAGGATGAATTAATTGAGTTAAAGAAATTATTTGCTAAACACTTGATTAAAAATCCTACAGAACCATTTAAAGCCGCTTGTTATATATTTAAAGATAATAATGATCTTGGAAATAGACTAATAGCTGCATGTGAATGGCCTAATGATCCAATAGTAATATTTGAAATAGATAGCTTAGTTGCTTCTAATAACACTGTTCAAATATTACCCACAAAAGATGAAATAGCCTATGAAATTTATTTAATTGGTAAAAAGGCATTTGAGCCGGAAGATAAATTAAAAGCATACAAGCTATACGCTGAATTACAAGGTATGGTTAAATCACCTGGAATTAATATTAATAATTCTATTAAAACAATAAATGATAATTCTCGTGTATTAGAAGTTATGGAACATACTAATCACGGTTCCGATGACAATTGGGAAGATAAATTATTATTACAACAAAAAAAATTAACTGCACAAGAGGTAGATTTTATTCCCAATGCAGCTACAATTAACAAACCCACAAAATAAGGTTATTTGGCGACCTATTCCTAATACAAGCCAATCGCTGGCTATTGATACTAGAGCAAATCATACTCTATTTTGTGGTACACGTGGTCCTGGTAAATGCCTGCCTATAGGCATTCCGGTTCCCACCCCTAAGGGTTGGGTGCGGCACGGTGATTTGGTAACAGGTGATGTTATTTATGGCTCTACAGGATGCAAAATAAACATATCTGCCATTTTACCTAGGCAGGTTCGTAAGACTTATTTGATTACATTTAATGATGGTTCGTCTATTGAAGCTTCGGATAATCATTTATGGCAATTGACAATTGATAGAGGTTTACCTAGAAACTGGCGTGTTTGTGATACAGATTGGATTGCAGCAAGAAAAAATATTGGTTATAAAGTAAGACTTCCCGCTAGACCTATTATTGATTATCCAACTACAAAACTTACAATAGATCCTTATATTTTAGGTGCTTGGGTTGGTGATGGTTCCGCTAGTATTCGAGTTAGGCAACCTAATGGAAACAGAACTAAAGCAAGATTAGGTTATACAGTAGACTTTGGTTCTATGGATATAGAACTAGTTAATTCATTTATTAAAAGTGATTTTTCCGTAAAGCGTGTTGATAAATCAGGCTTCTTTTGGTTGACCGGAAAAGAAGAACATAAAAATACTTTATTTACACTTGGTTTATTCGGTGCCAAAAGTGAAACAAAGTTTATCCCAAGTGCAATTTTGTTAAATGATGCGACAACTCGAATTGCATTTTTACAAGGTTTATGTGATACTGACGGAACAACTAGAAAATCAACAGGGGCAAGAATTAGCACTGTTTCAAAGCAACTTGCAAAAGATGTTGTTTCTTTAGTTAATTCTTTAGGTGGTATGGCTAGAATTGGCGAATACAAGCCAAAAAAACATCATAGACAAAAACAAGTCATTTATAACATTGACTTTTCTTTAAAAGATATTGTTCCTTTTCGTTTAAGTCGGAAAATTGTTAATTATAAAAAACCAACTCGTTTAGGTTGGTTTTGCCCTAGTGTCACATCTGTTGAATTTATTGGAGAAAAGGAGGTTTCTTGTATTAAAGTTGATGCAAAAGACAGTCTTTATATTGCAGGTAACGATTATATTATTACCCACAATACAGACACTCAATTAATGTTATTCCGTAAGTATGTGGGCAAAGGTTATGGTAGATTTTGGCGCGGTGTTATATTTGATAGAGAATATAAAAATTTAGATGATTTAGTTGCTAAATCTAAACGATGGTTTTATGCATTTAAAGATGGTGCTAAATTCAACTCTAGTAAAGGTGAATATAAATGGGTTTGGCCTACAGGTGAAGAATTATTATTTCGTGCTGTAAAAGTATCGGATGATTATAATGATTATCATGGTCAAGAATTCCCATTTATTGGATGGAATGAGTTAACTAAATATCCTACTAGTGAATTATATGATAAATTGACGTCATGTAATAGAAGTTCATTCACACCAGATAAAGATAGCCCAATAGATGCACATGGTAATGTTAAGTTATTGCCTAAAATTCCGCTTATTGTTTTTGCAACAACTAATCCATTCGGCACTGGTCATGTTTGGGTTAAAAGACGATTTATTGATCCCGCGCCATATGGAAGTTTACTTAAAAAAGTCACGACTATCTTTAATCCTCAAACACAAGCGTTTGATGATATTACAACAACTCAAGTGGCTATTTTTGGTAGTTTCACTGAAAATATTTATCTTGACCCTATTTATATTGCGGGTTTGTATAATACTGCTGATGAAAATTTACGTAAAGCTTGGTTAAAAGGGGATTGGAATGTTGTTTCGGGTGGTGCTTTTGATGATCTTTGGAAACCAGCAAAGCATATTATACCTAAATTTACAGTGCCTAATTCATGGCGTATCGATAGAGCATTCGATTGGGGTAGCACCCATCCATTTAGTGTAGGTTGGTTTGCAGAATCGAATGGGGAGGCTGCTACGCTACCAGACGGCACTAGTTTTTGTCCACCACCCGGCACATTAATACAAGTAGCAGAATGGTATGGAACAAAAGAGATTGGAACAAACAAAGGTTTGCGTTTATCATCTGGTGAAATTGCGAAGGGTATTATTGAGCGGGAAAGACAATGGATAGACGATGGATTATTATATGATTTTGCTGAACCTGGACCGGCAGATAATCAAATAAATCAAGTTCGTGAAGTTGATGTTGAAACTATTAAAGATAAAATGGCAGATGAGGGTGTTAATTGGATCGATAGTGATAAATCACCGGGAAGTCGTAAAATAGGTTTACAATTATTTAGAGATAGATTAAAATCTAGCCTTATTAATGAAGGTCCTGGAATATATTTTACTGATTTTTGTCGTGCTTCAATTGCAACAATTCCTGTTTTACCTATGGATGATACTAAAATAGATGATATTGATACTACTGCCGAAGATCATACATGGGATATGACTAGATATCGTGTCTTAGCTTCTAATAATAGAACAGCTACTAAAATTAAAGTAACTATAGGTGGTTAATGATAGTTAAAACAAAACGAGTTCGTCAAAATAAAAGTACTGGCGATAAAGGTACAAATAACACATATAATAATAACTATTCTCATCCTAATTTTGTTAGGGCTGAGGTACAAGCAATGCAGCCTGTTTGGCAAACAATCCAAGATTGTTTAGAAGGTGAATTAAAAGTAAAAGCAAAAGGTAATAAATATTTACCTATGCCTAATGCTAATGATTTAAGCATTGAAAATGTGCACAGATATAATGATTATAAAACTCGTGCTGTTTATTATAATGCTACATGGCAAACTTTTGCTGGTTTATTGGGTGAAGTTTTTACTAAAGATCCATTGATTGAATTACCAGAAGGTTTACAAGTAATTGCTACAAATGTAGATGGTTCCGGAATAGATATGGCTCAATTAACTAAGGTATGTGTGGGTAAAGTATTACCTTATGGTCGTTCTGGTATTTTAGTTGATTATTCAGATAATACTGGTGCTGTTACACAAACAGATTTACAATCTGGTAATGCTAGAGCAACATTGCGTGCCTATGATCCATGGGATATTATAAACTGGCGCTATGATATTGATAATAGTAATTTACGCAAATTATCTTTAGTTGTTTTACGTGAATTATATATTTTAATTGATACAGGTTTTAGTTATATTACTGCTATTCAGCATCGTGTTTTACGTTTACGCGATGGAATTTATACTTCACAGATTTATCGAAATAATATGGCATTTACTGATGAGATTATTCCTACTGATTTTACTGGTGAACCATTTAATGAAATTTTATTTCAATTTATAGGTGCTGAAAATAATACGGCTGATATTGATAAACCTCCTATGTATGATATTGCTTCTATTAATATTGCTCATTATCGTAACTCTGCTGATTATGAAGAAAGTGCATTTTTAATTGGACAACCAACACCATATGTTACAGGTTTAACTGAATCATGGGTTAAAAATGTTTTAAAAGGTGGATTTCATTTAGGTTCACGTTCTGCAATACCTTTACCTGCTGGTGCTACTGCTGGTATTCTAGTTGCTGCTGAAAATGGTTTAATTAAAGAAGCTATGGAACATAAAGAGCGTCAAATGGTTGCATTTGGTGCAAAACTAGTTGAACAAAGAACTGTTCAACGAACTGCAACAGAGGCCGGATTAGAAGCTAGTGCGGAAAATTCAACACTAGTTACTATTGTTCGTAATGTTACCCATGGATTAACCAATGCTTGTAAATGGGCATCTCGTTTTATGGGTACTAATGAAAATGAAATTAAATTTGAATTAAATACTGATTTTGCATTAAGTAAATTATCACCTGATGAACAAAAACAATTAATTGCTAATTGGCAATCTAATGCAATTAGTTGGGATGAAATGCGTACCGGATTGCGTAAAGGTAATATACCTATCGGTGATGATAAAATTGCAAGACAAGCAATTGATAAAGAAAAACAAACTCAATTAGATACACAAGTTAAATTAAATTCATCTATTAAACCTGCAATGAATCCTAAAGGAAATTAATTATGGCTTTAAAATTAAATATTGATAAGGCGTCTTTTGAATCTTTACCAGCCGATGTAAAAAAAGAATATATTGCAGGTGATGGTGATAAGTATACTTTAGATATTGATGGTATTGAAGATACAGGGGCTTTAAAACGTGGTTTAGAGCGTGAACGCTCTAAAGCTAAATCTTTACTTGAAAAATTGAACGGTGTTGAAGGTGAATTAGATACTTTTAAGAATGGTGATATTGCTAAACAAGTAGCAGCAACAGAAACTAAATGGCAAGATAAATATAATAAAGATATGGCATTAAAAGATGCTTCTCTTGAAAAATTAACTTCATATGCAAAGGCTTCTTTAGCCGATACCGTTGCTGCTAATTTAGCTAAGGAAGTTTCTAGTTCACCTGATCTTTTATTACCTCATATTAAATCAAGAATTATTGCTGATTTAGAAGGTGATTCTCCAACTACAAAAATTTTAGATAAAGATGGTAAAGTTGGTAAAATGACACTTGATGATTTAAAGAAAGAAGTATTGGAGGATAAGCGATTTAGTGCTATTATTGTTGCCAGTAGGTCAAAAGGTGGTGGTGGTGCCAAACCTGAAATACCCACAAAACAGAATAGCGGTGGAACCGGTTCTGTAAATAATGAAAAATTATTACATCAAATGTCCCCGAAAGAATTGGTTGCTAACCTAAAATCGCGGAATTTGATTCAATCTTAAAAATTTAAATTAATTCAAATTCAAAGGAAAATTTATGGCTTTATCTGATTTGGCTATTTTTAATGAATATGCCTATACGTCTATGACTGAGGTTGTAGCGCAGCAAGTACAGCTTTTTAATGAGGCTAGTCGTGGTACTATCACCATGCGCGACAGTGCTCATGTTGGCGATTATAATGAAGAAACTATGTTTAAGAAAATTACCGGCTTAGTTCGTCGCCGTAATCCCTATGGTACTAGCGCGCGTACTGTTAAACAGTTGCAAGATTTAACCGATACCCATGTTAAAATTGCAGGTGGAACCGAGCAGATTGATTTATCCGGTGCATATTTTAAATGGCTACAACGTAATCCCGCTGATGCTGGTGCAGCTATGGGATTACAGCTTGCTGGTGACAGTTTGCAGGATATGTTAAATACCGCTGTCATGGCCGGTCGTGTGGCCATTGGTCAGACTGCTGCTGTAGTCACTGACGTTTCGGCCGCTACTGTGCCAACGATGACACCGGCCAGTCTAGTCAAGGCAGCTAGTACGTTTGGCGACCGTTCCGCCGCATTGGTGGCATGGGTTATGCACTCTAAGCCGTTGCATGATTTTTATGGTTCTGCTGTTGCTAATACTGCTATTTTATTTAAGTATGATACTATTAATGTTATTGCAGATCCTTTTGGTCGTATTTTCGTTGTTTCTGATAGTCCTAGTTTAGTTGTTGCTGGCAAGTATCATACGTTAGGTTTAACCCCAGGTGCATTATATATTGACCGTAATAATGATTTTACCGACAATATTGATTCTCTAAATGGTGGTGAAAACATTAAGCAGACTTATCAGGCCGAATGGTCTTATAATCTTGGTGTAAAGGGTTATGCATGGGATAAAACGAATGGCGGTCATGCACCTAGCGATGCTGCTATTGCAACGTCTACTAATTGGGATAAATATGTAACGTCTGATAAAGACGGTCCTGGTGTTGTTCTTATTACTAGCTAATATCAATAAGTTAATATTTAAAGTAGTATACATTAAGTAAATTAACTTAATGTATACTATTAATATGAGGATTTAAAATGGCTATTACTAAAAAAGCAAATACTGTTATTTATTTTCTTGTTGAGGCTAACTTAACGGAAGATGATAAGGCTATTGCTGAACAAATCACAGAACGAGTTTATTTTATTAATGGAAGTTATGTTAATCCAGAAGATTTAGTTGATGTTAAGAATTGTGGGTATGTTGGTATTGCTGGCCCTGCTATTCCTGCAAATTGGCTAGAGGCTTTTGGTAAGGCTATTGATACTGAAATTCGTAATTCTTATTTTGAAAATAAAGTTAAGTCAACATTCAAGTAAGGATGGTTATGGCTTTAATTGTTGAAGATGGTTCGCAGGTTTTAAACTCTAATACATATTGTTCTGTATATGAAGCACGAACATATGCTTTTGCTAGAGGTATAACTTTAAGCAATATAGATACCGATATTGAAATAATGTTAATTAAAGCTATGGATTATTTAGAAAGTAGTTTTAATTATCGTGGTGAACAAGTTTCTAGTGATCAATCTTTACAATGGCCGCGAACTAACGCTGTTGTTGGTATAAATCTTATTTTAAATACAGTAATACCTAATTTACTTAAAAAAGCACAATTACAATTAGTATTACATTTGAATGATGGTGTTGATATTAATCCAATAACAACTGGTAATTTTGTTGTTAGAGAAAAAATTGGAGTTATTGAAACACAATATAGTGAAACAATTAATAATGATCTAACGCCAACTTTACCTTTAGTTGAAGCCTATTTATCTCCATTATTATCACCTACTAAAACCAGTTCTACAACATTAGGGTTTTTAAACGTGCTTAGGATTTAATAATGGGAATTTATGATAGACAAATTAAAGTAGCTAAACGATTGATTAGCCAAAAAGGTCAATTAGTTGTTTGGCGTTCTTTTGTTGATGGTGTTAAGACATTGGATTGGATACCTACTATACCTACATATAATGATTATAATGTTTCCATTGTATTTCTTCCACATACTAGAATGTTTATGGAATTTTTACGTTACATGAAAGGTACAGATATCCCGGTTGGTTCTTTAGTTGGTTTAATGTCTGCTGTTAATTTTGTACCGTCAATAAGAGATATTATTGTTCGCCCAAATGATATTTTAACAATAAAAGCTATATCTCCTTTGGCTCCAAATGGAGATATTATTTTTTATACATTGGAGCTTGAACAATGATAATATCACCTTTACAAGCACGCGATGAAATGTTTAATTTAGTTACTTTATCGTTAATTAAATTAAATATATTATTAGGTTATACCCCTGAAATTAGATGGCAGGGTATTGAGGAATCAAATAAACC